CATCCTACATCTGCAGACGTTGATCTTGAAAGAGCTTGTCACCTTGTTACAGAAATGTATTGTGAAGGGAATATTTACGTTGGTAAGTCGAAAGTATTATCCACACCTTGTGGGTTAATCGTTAAGTCACTTATTAATGATGGTGTGAAGGTTGGTATGTCTTCACGTGCTTTAGGAACTTTAGAAGAAAGTTCAAAGTATAATACAGTTCGTAACATGAGACTTATTGCAGTTGATTGTGTTGCTGATCCATCATGCCCAAAAGCTTTTGTTAATGGTATTTTAGAATCAAAACAATTTGTTCTTGCATTAGATGGTAAGTTTGAAGAAGCTTATGACACACTTCAAAAAAGTATTGGTTCATTACCTAGAAATAATGTAGATAAATTTCTCACTGAACAGATCTTAAAATTCATCTCTAGACTATAAATAACTATATGGCAAAGGCTAAAAAGACTTCTAAAAAGGGTAGTAAACCTGACTATATCGATCTTGACAAAGATGGTAACAAAAAAGAATCGATGAAAAAAGCAGCTAAGGATGCTAAAAAACCAAAGAAAAAGAAAGTTATTAAAGAAAATGTTTTAATTGCAAACTTTATTAAGTGTATAAGCGAAGAAAAGTATGCTGAAGCTAATAAATATTTGAAGCAAGTAATTGAGAATAAGCTCATGAAGAGAATTTCTCAAGCTATGAAGCCAACACTTTTTTAAAATTTATGCTTAAGGACCTAATCCCACAGAACATCTTATCAGAAGAGTCAGTTAATGCAATTGAAAAAGCATTTACACAAAAGCTTAATCTTCACGTTGAATCAGCTCTTACTAAACAAGACGAACTTTACGCTTCAAAATTAAAGTCACTTCTAGAGGCTATCAACAAAGATCATTCCGATAAGCTTACAAAAGTTGTTGAAGCTATTGACAAAAATAACGCTGTAAAGCTTATTAAAATTGTCAAAAAATATGAAGGTGAGCTTAATGAAAACGCTTCTACTTTCAAATCACAAATCGTAGATAATATTTCCACATACCTTGAAGCTTATATCAGTGAAGCTATTCCAGTAGCTGCAATTGAAGAAGCTACTAAGAATAAGCAAGCACTTGCTATTCTTGAAGGTTTGAGAAAAACACTAGCAGTTGATTCAGCTCTTATGAAAGAGTCAATCAAAGATGCGGTTGTTGAAGGTAAGCAACAAATTGATGAAGCTACCCAACAATCACAAAAGCTTGTGAAAGAAAACAATCAACTTAAGAGAAAAATTGACGACATGAATAAGAATTTATTCATCGAATCAAAAGTCGCTAAAATGACTGCATCAAAGAATGAATATATTAAAAAGATTCTCTCTGATAAAGATCTTAAGTTTGTACAAGAAAATTTTGATTATGTATCAAAACTCTATGACAAGAGAGATGCTGAACAGCTTGAAACCATTAAGGAACAAGCATTCAACAATCGCACTGTTAAGAGCGATGCTCCTAAAGTTGTTACAGAAAACAACAGAGGGATTAAGCATAATCCGCTAATTTCTTCTTATCTAGGTCAACTTGATAGGAAGTAAGATTTAATGAAGTCAGTCATATGACTTGAGTTGCTTGGGTATCCAATCCCATGAGTCCAAAATGATAAAACGTATGAAAATCAACGCTCCACAGTCCTTCATCGATCAATCAAGAGCTGACGCTCTTCTTGAAAAATGGGCTCCTGTATTAGACTATACGTCTAGCACAGTTGCTCCAATCGAGGATTCTTATAAGCGCTACACGACAGCAGTACTTCTTGAAAACCAAGAACAGTTCTGTTTTCGTGAGTCCAACCAAGCCGGTGGCACCGGTTCAGCATTCAGTAACGGTTCAGTAAATGTGAACCAATACGGTGGTGCTGTACCAAATGGTGACAACTATGCTACAGGTGACGCGCGCTTACCTAAGATCCTTATTCCGATGATCAGACGTACATTCCCAGAGCTTATTTCGAACGAAATCGTTGGTGTACAGCCTATGACAGGTCCAGTAGGACTTGCATTCGCTCTTCGCTACAAGTATGGAACACAAACCCTTGGTGGTGCTAATCTCACAGATGGCTACTTTACCAATGGTACACCTCCTACTGCAGCGTCGTCCACAGGTGCAGCTCATAACCAGCAAGGTGTATCCTACACTGGTCAGAACACACCATATGGTGACAACGAATTAGGATTCCAGTTCTTAGAAACTCGCTTCACAGGCACTTCTTCTCAATACCTTAGTGGTCTTGGAAGTGGTTCTGCGTTCTCGTTCCTAGGTCCTGATCAAGGTGTTGCCGAAATTCTTAAGAATTTCGAAATCAACTCCAACATTCCTACAGTAGAAGTAAGCTTTGAAAAGACATCAGTTGAAGCAGGTACCCGTAGATTGGGTGCTCGCTGGTCCATCGAATTAGAGCAGGATCTCAAGAACATGAATGGTATCGATATCGATGCTGAATTAACTAACGCTATGTCGTATGAAATTCAAGCAGAAATCGACCGTGAAATGGTCATGAGAATGATCCAATCAGCTCTTAACGGTGGTGCAACAGCAGGCTACTCCTTCTGGAGTCCAGCCTCAGCTGACGGTCGCTGGTTAGCAGAACGCAATCGTGATTTCTATCAGAAACTTATTATCGAAGCAAACCGAATCGCCGTCCGTAACAGAAGAGGGGCAGCAAACTTCATTGTAGCAACACCACGTGTGTGCGCTATTCTTGAAATGCTACCTGAATTCCAATGGATGTCTGTTGATGGTAACGTCAACACACAAGGTGTAGGTATTGCTAAGGTAGGTACAGTTGGTGGTAGATTCACAGTATACCGTGATACACGTACAGAAGTTCAGAACCCCGGCTACGGCTCAACCACAGGATACGGCAATCCTTCAGGTCGCACAACAGCGCTTGAATATGCTCTCCTAGGTTACAAAGGTCCTGAATTTTATGATACAGGTATCATCTATTGCCCTTACATTCCAATCATGGTACAGAGAACTATCGGTCCAAACGATTTCGCCCCACGCGTAGGCTTGCTTACACGTTATGGTGTTGTCGATAACATCTTTGGTGCAAATCTCTATTACCACATTGTAATTGTAACAGGTCTAGGTACTGCGTTCACTCCTGGTGTACAGTCTGTTTACATGTAATAATTCTAAAACTTAATGTTTTATA